TCGTCACAAAAGAAGGCATCATCGCCATGTCGAGCGTGTTTCGCTCGGCCACGGTCGCGCAGAAGGCGCAGGCGCTATCGGAAAAAATACGCGGCAGCTTCATCGACCAGGTTGCGACCACCGGCACGACAGCCGGTTGGGAACTTTTCCTGTCGCCCAATGGCGACAAAATGTTCTGCAACTACCCGACCGGAAACACGGCAAACCCGCACGAACAATTCGTGTTCAACCCAGTGGTAGGTGCCTGGTGCCGGTTTACCGGCATCAACTCATTTACATGGGGAAAGTTTAACGGCGATGTTTACTTCGGCGGCGCTGGCGGCGTCGTCTACAAGTTCTCGTCCGACAGCGCGAGCGATGCGGGCAGCGTTATTCAGGCCGATTGCCGCACCGCGTTCAATTACTTTGGCGACCGCAATCGCATAAAGCAGTTTGCAAGTGTGCAGCCGTTTCTGGAAAGCGAAGGCACGCTGACAATTTCGACGGCGCTTTCGACCGATTTCGACAACAACTTCGTCGCCTTTGCGACCTCGACCTTTGATTCCAGCGGCGCGACTTGGAACGTCGCAGCTTGGAACGAGGAAGAATGGGCTGGCAGCGTGTCGCGCACACGCCCGCGCCTGGCAACAGCGGCGCTCGGCTATGCCGCATCAATGCGGCTCAAGGTATCGACATCAACACAGACCGTCAGTTGGCTTTCGGCTAGCTACGGCATCAAACCCGGAGGCCCGATCTAATGGCTTTTAGTGGCGGCACATTCTCGCGCCTTTATTCGTGGGCGTCTGACCAATCAAACGGCATCAAAATCCGTGCAGATCGCATGGACGCCGAGATGGACGGCATGGCGACAGGTCTTTCGACCTGCTTGCTGAAAGACGGCACGCAGACCGCAACGGCTCGCATTCCGTTTGCAGCGGGCATCAAGATGGGCGGGCAGTCAATACAGCTTGACCCGGCAAACTCGTCAGCGATTACCGCAGGCACAAACAACATCATCATCCTGTCTGCCGGTGGCGCAGATCAGGTGAAGTTTACAGATGGAACCATAGAGCCAGCCACCGACAACGACATCGACCTTGGCACGAGCAGCGCAGAATTTAAAAACGCATTTTTTGACGGCACGGTGACCACGGACGCGTTGGCGGTAAGCGGCGCGGTCGATTTTGATGGCAATGTTCAACTCGACGGCACGTTGACCGTTGGCGTTGATGATACCGGATATGATGTAAAATTCTTCGGCGCTACGGCTTCCGCGCATTTGCTTTGGGATGCGTCAGCAGACAAGTTGCTGACTGCCGGTGGCGCACTGATTGACATTGTAAAAGACAAGCTGATGATCGGCGGAACGGCGGTCACAACGACTGCCGCAGAACTGAACGTGCTGGATGGCGTGACCGCTGGCACGGTCGCCGCATCCAAGGGTGTCGTCGTTGACTCGAACAAGGATGTTGCCAGCTTCCGCAATGTTACGCTGACCGGCGAACTCGACGCAGGCTCGCTTGATGTGTCTGGCGACGCAGACATTGACGGCACGACGAACCTTGATGCTGTAGACATCGACGGCAACGTGCAGCTTGACGGCACGCTGACTGTTGGCGTTGACGATACCGGCTACGATGTGAAGCTGTTTGGTGCCACGGCAAGCGCACACCTTTTGTGGGATGCGTCAGCCGATAAGCTGCTCACCGCTGGCGGTGCTTTAATCGATATCGTCAAAGACAAATTGATGATCGGTGGCACGGCCGTCACGACGACAGCCGCAGAACTGAACACCCTGGACGGGATCACTGCCAGCACAAGCGAACTCAATCTGCTGGATGCCGTCGCACGCGGGAAAATTATCTACGGCAATGCCAGCGGGGCAAGTGCGTTGCTGAGTCCGGGGTCTGCAAACCAAGTGCTGACCAGCGATGGCACCGACATTTCGTGGGCCGCTGCTGCGGGCGGCGGCAAGGTGTTGCAAGTTGTGACGGCTGCGACCTCAACCGAGGCGACAAGTACCAGCAGCACCTACGCGGACACAAACCTGACTGCCGACATCACTCCTGCGAACAGCAGCAACAAGATTCTTGTGCTGGTTTCGCAGTCAATCAGCAGCACAGGCGGCCGCGCTGGGGGTGCGCTGAGAATCCTGCGCGGCTCTACTGAGATCGAGGAATACTCGCAGGTTTCCAATGCTGAAAATCAAATGGGTCAGCATTTCATACAACACCTCGACAGCCCGAGTTCAACGTCAAGCACGACTTATCACACAGAGTTCAAGAGGATCGACCAATCGGGCACGGTGAGTGCCCAGCGGAATGACTCATCGGGGAATGCCACCTCAACCATCACCCTCATCGAACTGGACTACAGCTAATGGCAAACAAAGCAGAAGCAATCGCAAGCCTCGTTCCTGCCGCTGAATGGGTGTTGTCAGGCGACACGATCAGGTGGGACTCGCCCGACATCGAGCAGCCGAGCGACGCCGAGATCGACGCAGAGATCGCGCGGCTTGATGCGGAGTATGCGGCGCAGGCATATGCCCGCAACCGCGCGGCAGCATACCCGCCCATCGGCGATCAACTTGACATGATTTACTGGGATGGCGTGAACGACACGACGACCTGGGCCGATGCCATCGCGGCCGTCAAGGCCGCGTACCCGAAACCAAGCTAATGCGCGGAACCGTTGCCGCAGCCGCCGCCTTTTTGGCGGCTTTTTTTGTGAGCCCAGCGCACGCAAACGACAACCAGGCAGCGGCGTCATATGTGTGTATTAGCGAGCCTGCAATAATGGAGTTAGCAGCACTTGATGAGCGCCCAGGACGCACAATCGAGGACATGGTTGGCCTCATGCAAAAGCAGCTACGCGAATACCAGTGCTTTGCGTTATCGCCGCAGCCGTTTCGGCTAGTCAGTCTAATCTACGCTTACACAGACGCAGATGGCGTGCAAAGTGAGGTTTGGCAGGGGCTGCTGCCGCAAGCAACTCGCGTGACGTTCACCATCATCATGGCGCGCGACGAAGCGAGCGACGCCTGATGCTGTTTTTTGATGCTGACGGCAGTGTAGAAAAGTGGGTTGCCGAGCAGCTTGGCGCAGACAGTTTCGCCCCTGCGCGTGCCGTTGGAATTACCCTCGACAAAAAGTTTCTCGGCGGCGTCGTTTATCACCGCCTCGCCAACGAAAATGTAGAAATGAGTATTGCCACGCAGTCGCCAAAGTGGGCGACGCGCGCGCATATCCGCGACCTTTTTGCTTACCCGTTTGGGACGCTTCAGGTGCGGCGCATCACGACCACTGTCACCGCTGACAACGCAACCGCCATCGACATGAACGAACGGTTGGGATTTAGGCGCGAAGGCACCCTTCGAGAATACATGGACGGCAAAAACACCGAGATTTTCGGGATGCTTGTCTCCGAATGCAAATGGATCAAATGACATGGGATTTCTGAAACCTGACACGCCGACACTGCCTGCGGTGCCATCCGTTGCAGAACTGACGCAAGCGCAACAAGCCGCCAACCAGTTCACGCAATTCACGCCATACGGCAATCTGCTGTTTGGCAGCGTGAGCGATGAAGGTGACTTCGTGCAGCGGCCGACAGAAGAGGCGCTTTTCATTCAGGAAACGCCTTTTCAGTCGCAGCGTCGCGCTGGCGAAGAAGCACTGTCGCGCGATTTGATTGGTCAGGCGCAAACGCAATTCGGGAACATCTACGGCGCAGGCAGCACAGTGCCGACGCTTGACACGGCGACGTTGCCGCCAAGCCAGTTTGGCGTCGATTTTACGGCGGTGCCGGAACAGGTTTCGCAGATTAGCGGCGTCGCTGCACCACAGCAGCAGCTTGCACTCGGCGGTTTGCCGGATCGCGTTACCAGCGTCGATGTAACACCAACTTACACCAGCAGCATCGACACGGCGGGCCTTGCTACGCTGCCAACCGACTTTGCTCAATTCCGCAGCGGCATCGAGCAGGACATCTACAATCGCGAGTTTGGGTTGTTGAATCCTGAGTTTCAGCGCCAGCGCGAAACGCTTGAACAAAACCTCGCAAACCGTGGTCTCCCGATTGGCAGCGCAGCCTACAATGAGGCTGTGGACCGACTTGAACGCAGCCAAGGCGAACAGCTTGGGCGCTTGGCGCAGGGCGCACGGATTGGCGCTGGCACGGAAGCATCGCGGCAGTTTGGACTGCAATCAACGGCACGCGGCCAGCAGTTTGGCGAGCGCACGCAGCAAGCAGCGCTGGCTAATCAGATCGGGCAGCAGCAGCTTGCAGACGCCTTCTCGCGTGCGCAGCTTGCAAACCAGCAGCGCCAGGCAGCGTTTGGCGAGGCAACGGGTGCCGGTGCATTTGGCCTAGGCGCTCAACAACAGGCTTTTGCCCAGCAAGGGCAGCAAACAGCGCTGGCAAACGCAGCGCGACAGCAGGCGATTGCCGATCAGTTGCTCGCTGCCGATCAAGCAAACCGGGCGCGGCAGACGGCGCTCACAGAGCGACAGAACATTCGCGGGCAGCAGCTTGCAGAGTTGTCTTCGCTTCTTGGCGGCCCCGGCTACCAGACCGGCGCGTTCCAGATGCCGGGAGCGGTCAACGTGTTGGGTGCGCAGCAACTCGCGCAGCAAAACGCGCTGGCAGGATATAACGCGGCAAATCAGCAGGCGGCAGCGCAACGCGCGGGGCTGTTTGACTTGGCGGCGGCTGGCGTGTCCGCCGGTTTGCCGTTTGCACTCGGCGGTTAGGAGACAGAGATGGCGATTGCACCTCGACTAATTAGATCACCAGCTACGCAGCAATTTTTGCTTGGGCAGTCGCTATCGCAGCAGGCGGCCGATCAGGCAGGCCAGCCGGTCTATGCGACATCGCAGGGACTTGCGCGTATAGCGCAGGCGCTTGGTGGCGCGTTGCTCCAAAACCGTGGGCAGCAAAAGTATAAGGAAGAGCAGGCGGCTGACGCGGCAAAACTTGCCAGCATGTTAACTGGGGCTGGCGTTGATCCAAACCTCGCATCCTTATTCACCAGCAACGTGCAGGGTGGGCCACAGGTCGGCGCGGCGTTGTTGGCAAATCAGCATGCGAAAGACTTGGCGCAAACCACAGCCAATGCCAAAGCAACGAACGCAACAATCATTTCTGGCGATACGCCAGAAGGTCAACGGTTGGGCATACCGAAAGGGCAAAGTGCCTCAATCACCTTAAATAATCAGGGTGCAATCACGGCTATCGGCAAACCTTTTGACTCAAACCAATCGACTTTCCCCGGCACAGGCGCAACGCAAGGCGCCATGAATGTGCTGACATCTGGTGCGGAAACTGGTGACACAGGCACGGCTGCATATGCGGCGGCGTATGCTTTGCTTGGCAAGTCACGCACGATCACCACGCCAGACGGCAGAACAATCACAGAGCCGGGAATGGATTTGTCGGGTTTTCCTGCGCCCACGTTTGGTGCGCAAACACCGGCAACGCAAACGGGCACGCCGCCAACGGCACCGTCTGTCCCTGTCTCCGAAGCGCCAGCAGAACAGCCAGCCCCAGAAGCGCCGCAGGAACAAGATGAACCATCGCCAGAGGGCGTGGAGGTAACCGACATCACAGTTGCTGCGGACACAGAATATGTGAAAACACGTTTGCCAGATTTTCGGGATGAGCAAGCAAAGGCGCTAACAAATCTTGGCAAACTTGAAAACGTCATCAATCTTTTAGGCGAACGCGATGACCTGACAGGTTTAAGGCCTGCAATCGGCGTAAAACTTGGTGAGATTTTCGGATTGCCGGGTGTATTTGCGCCAAGCGCAGCCGACACAAAGAACCGCATTGAGTCTGTTGCGCAGGAAAGCATTAGGCAGCTAATGGGCGCACAATTTTCGGAAAAAGAAGGCGAAAACGTGCTGCGAAGGGCTTTTGATGTGTCACAGCCAGAGGCTGTTAACATGCAGCGCATCCGCGAACTTTATAACAATTTGCAAACCGTTCTAAACTCTAAAAGGGACGAAGCACAGTATTTTGAAAAGCATAAAACACTGCGCGGATATAAAGGACCAACTGTAAAAGAACTTGAGGCGTTATTGACCGGCGGAGCAGGCGGACAACCAATAGAGCCGTTGCAGCCCGGACAAAAAACGACAATACGCGGCGTTACTGTTGAGCGAGTAAAATGATGGCTGAAACGCGCGAATATAAAATCGGTGGCGAGACTTATAAACTTACTGGCGAAAGTGAGGCTGATTTTGACACCGTTTTGAGTGCCTTGATGCAAAAACTTTCGGGCCGAGAGGAGTTTATTGACGACACTACGGGTGCGCCGCCGCGTGCGCGTTTGGCTGTCGGCGGCGCGGAAGGCGAGGATCGAGCCGCAACGCTGCGCAACCTTGGTTATGAGGATGTGCGCGAAACGGCAAGCGGTTTGGCGTTCCGTAATCCAAACACAGGCCGGATGACGCTTTACAACCCTCCAGGCCTCGACGTTGGCGACATCGTAAGCATTACGCCCGAGGTTGCGGAAACCGCTGGTGCAGTTGGCGGTGCCGTCTTGGCAACACCGCCTGCGGTTGCAGCGGCTCCGTTTACAGGTGGCGCGTCTCTTGCAACCATTATGGGTGGGTCTTCACTTGGCAGTCAGGCCGCACGCGAGGGCGAAAACCTGTTGGCGCAGGGGTTGTTCGGCCGTGTTGACACGCGCGATTTACCGCAAAGGTTGCAAGACGTAGCCGTTCGGGGTGCCCTCAACGCGCCGCAAGGACCGCCGGTTGGTCAGACAACTCGCCGTGCGTTAGGCGTGTCAGAAGACGCGCCTGAAAACTTAGCGCGCTTGGAACGGTTGGGCATCACGCCCACGGCAGCAAACGTGACTGAAAGCCCACTGTTGCAGCGGGTGACTGAAGCAACCGGCATTGTTGGCGGCGCAAACGCCTACGGGCAAATGCAAAGGCAAGTGCTCGAAGAGTTTGCCCAGGCTGGTCGCAAGTTTGTCGCCAACTTCAACAGGCAGAACAAGAGCGACCTTGAGGTTGTGCAAAGTTTGCAAGCTGGCGCTCGTGCGGCGAAAGATCAATTCCGCGAAACCCAAGACAAAGCGTTTGGGAAGTTTTATCAATTATTCGATAGCGCGACGCCTGTTGAACTGACCAACACAAAAGGGTTGCAGGCGCAGCTTGATGAATTGCCGTCAGACTTGCGCGGCATGTTATCGGCGGAACTGAACCAGTTTTTGCCGCTCGTCGAGAAAGCATCGCAGGGCGGCACGTTGCCGTTTCAAACTGTGCGCAGGATGCGAACAAAAGTTGGCGAGTTGATGGGGTCGTCTGCAACCAACTCGCGAGAACTTGCCTCAATCTATGGCGCTTTATCGAAAGACTTGGACGCTGCTGTTTTGCCAGCCGGTGAGGCTGCGCAGAGAGCTTATGCAGTCGCCAATCGCTATACGCGGTTCCGCGAAAATACAACGATGCCTCTGGTCAATGACATCCTCTCCAAAGGACTTGATCGGCAGCTTCTAAGTTTGATTCAGTCAGAAGCGCGGGGCAACGCTGGGCAAACGATGCAGCGGCTGCGCAACATTTTGCCGAAAGCAGCTTATGATGAGGTCGTCGGCGTCATGTTTAGCCGCGCAGGGCGCGGCAACGCGGGCACTCAAACAGTTGGCGACGATATTATGGCGCAGGCTGATGATTGGTCGCCGAGCAAGTTTTTAACGTTTTGGAGTGGCCTGACGCCGGAATCCAAAAAGGCTTTAATTGGCGGCACGCGCTACCGTGATTTGCGCAAGCCGCTTGATGGCCTTGTGCGCGCCTCTGAACAGTTGAAGGACGCAGAGAAGTTTAGGAATTTTAGCAATACAGGCGGCGCTTTAATTTGGGCGTCGGTTTTAGGCACGGGCGGTACAGCGGCTGCGACGCTTGACGCTGGCTTGGGCGGTCTCATCTCAGCAAGTGTTGTAAGCGGCTACGGCGCTCAAAAGTTGCTCCAGAACCCACGTTTTGTTCGTTGGCTTGCGAAAGCGCCGTCGCAAGTAAAGGGAAGCAGAAGCCTTGCCGACTATGTTGGGCGGCTTTCTTATGTTTCAGCCGTTGAGCCGGAAATCAAAGACGAAATCGACCAGCTTGTAACGCAACTCAACGCACGCATTCCCGATGCCCGTTAACAAGGTCAAAGGCGGCTATCGCTGGGGCAAGCGCGGGAAGGTCCACAAGACCCGCGCAGCAGCAGAGCGCCAGGGCAGAGCAGCCCGCGCAGCAGGATACAAAAAGCCCGCCACTCGGCGGGCTTAATTTTTGGAGGGCAGCATGGCAGCCGCGAAGAAATCACCCACGCAGATGGCGCTCGATGCGCTCGACAAGATTGCTCGACATGAAAAAGAGTGCGGCGAGCGGTGGGCAGAAGCGGCTGCGGAGATGAAGCTGCTCGGCGAGATCGTGAGGAACCACAGTGCCAGGTGGGAGCGCTTGGCGTGGCTAGTTGTCACGACCGTTGTCGTGGCGGCTTTGGGCACACTAGCGAGAGGCTGGCTATGATTGGGCTGCTCACTGCCGTTCTGCCAAGCGTCATTGAGGCGGCTGGCAGATTCCTGCCGGAAGACGAGGAGGAGCGCCGCAAGGCAGAGCAGGAAATTGAGGCGCAGCTTGCCAAGCATTTGGCTTCTGTCGATCTCGCGCAGATCGCTGTCAATCGTGCAGAAGCAAAGGGCAACTGGTTTCAGGCGGGCTGGCGACCCTGCACGGGCTGGATTGCCGCGCTTTCATTTGGTTGGGTTTACTTATTTCAGCCGATGGCGTCGTTTGCGCTCGCGCAAATTGGCAATTTAGTCGAACTGCCGTCGCTCGATATGTCTCAAATGATGCCCATTTTAATGGGCCTTCTTGGGCTTGCGGGCTACCGCTCGTTTGAGCGCGCGAAGGGCGTGGGCAAATGAGCGAGTGGAACCCTAGCGCGACGCCAAACTTCACGCCTGACGAGTTTGCCTGCCAGTGCGGCTGCGGTCGTGCTGACATGGACGCAACCTTTATGAAGAAGCTGCAAATGGTGCGGGACGAGTTTGGCCCGATGCAGATCAGCAGCGGGTATCGCTGCGCTGAACACAACGCCAAGGTGAGCAGCACTGGCGAGACCGGGCCGCACACGACCGGCAAGGCGGCAGATATAAGGTGCAGCGGCCACAGCGCCCACCGGCTGTTGATGCTGGCGGCAAAGAACCTGTTTCCCGGAATTGGTGTCAGCCAGCGCGGCTTAAACGCCAGCCGCTTTATCCATCTCGATCAGCTTGAACCAGGGGACTCAAATGGCGCGCGCCCTTGGGTTTGGACATACTAAAAACTAATCAGGTGCAGATCGGGCGTGTGGGCGAATACCTCGCTGCTGCAATAATTACAGAACTCGGCTGGCACGCAACCTTTGTCGCCAATGCGCCCTATGACTTGCTTGCCACGCAAGGCGACCGCCTGCTGCGCGTGCAAGTCAAAACGACCGAAACGGCAAAGCTGCACAATGGCAGATTGTCATACCAATGGTCCCTTGGCGCTGGCTATGCAAAGCGCGGCGTTGATCCAGATGAATATGAAATTTTAGCTTGCGTCGGGCTCGATGCCCGGCGCGCTTTTTTTATGTCCGCAGACCAGATCGCGGGCAAAAAGACTTTGCGGCGTGCAGCGCGCGACGCTTTTAAGGTTGCTGCTGAGTCAAGGTCTTGGCAAGCGTCCTTGGACCGGGAAATTCCGTGACGCGTCACGGCCCGCGTCACGGACCACAGGTCGCTTGACACCCTGTATGCCGTTACGGTAACCACTGGTCATTGCTAACATTAGGGTAGTTAAGGATTAGAGGTCGCCACAGGTTCTAAAGGCGACAGCAGGTAATTAGGGGTTAGGGAGCGCACAACTGTGTGTTAAGGCTCATAACCTGAAGGTCGCAGGTTCAAATCCTGCCCCCGCAACCAACCTACAACTCTAATTCTTAACGCCCTACCAACTGGTTAGGGCGTTTTTTTTATGCGTTCAAAATACCTCGTAAGGCTTTCGCGTCACGAAAATCGCAAAATCCGTCACGAAAAGCGTGACGGGGGCGATATTTTTTTGTTAAAAGCGTTAACCATTGGTAAAGTAATAGTTAGCTGACAGTTAATTAGAGGCAACCAATGAATTACAGAATAGCAAAGTTCAACAGAAAACGTGCTGGCGGAAAAATACCTTTTTGGTGCTTGGTCGAAACAGACAACGGGAAAAAGAGAATATTGTTTAGCTGGCCTGGCGACACTGAACACCCGCCAACTGAAGCTCTGTTGCAGCTTGAACGTCTCAACAATTCCGCCACACCAGCGCCAACGATCCGTAGCGGCAGACACGCCACGTTGCCCAGTTTCGCTGACTTTGTGCCAGCGTATCGAGCAGACTATAAACGCGATCTCAAGCGTGGTGCGGTGAGCGCTCGATATTATAAGCGCGAAATGCGCTTTTGCGATTGGCTCTCGGAAATCTACGGCGATTGGACAAGCGAACATTTTTTTGCAGAGGGTGCGCAAACACTGCTCAAAGACAAATTTGACAGCCGATGGGGGGATTATTCCTTAAGCGCACAACGCGCTGCAAAAGGCACGTTCAACCGAATTTGCAGAAAGGCCGTTGCCGAAGGTGCCTTTGTCGCAAACCCCGCTGCGGCGATCACGATCAAAGCGCAGAAGCACAAACGCACTCAAGCAGAGGTCGAGGCCGAGGTAAAAAAATACATTTACGACCGCAGCTATGTCCGTGCGCTTGTGGATGCAGCAGTCGAGCGATTTGATTGGTGTTACGGCATCCTGATCGCGTTCTATGCATATACAGGGGTGCAGCCAGCAGAAGCACTCGGTCTGTCGTGGCGCAACGTAAACCTAGACCAGAAATATGTTCATATCATTTTTACACGCAGACCATGCCTCGATGACAACGACGACATATATTGGGACACGCAAGAGGTCAAAAATGTCAAGTCCGATGGCACGTTGCCTAAGCGCGTTCGCAAAATCCCCATCGTTCCCGAGCTACACGACCTGTTGTTGTCGTGGAAGCTAGCGTCTCCCTACTCACAGGGTAATGATTATGTGTTTCCGTTGAAAGACGGAGAACCCCAGAACGGCACGGATCATGTGCGCGGTGAGTATTGGAAGGACTTTGAAGAAAGTTTCCGCGCCGAATACAACGAAGGTGTCGGTTCTGCGAAGAGAACATCAAATGCAATCTGCCTTGATGATTTTCGCCACTACTACGCAACACTGCTGCTCATACAGTTCGGCGATGAGTGGCACACGCTGGCAGACTTAATGGGCCACGAATCGACGGACTTCACAAGAAAGCAATATGCGCGCACCTATGAGGAACTACAGGCGTCGGGCGAATTGCAACAGCCGCCGGTTATGCAGCAGATTGCATCGGGTGGGCTGCAATTATGACGGAGGAGGAAAAAATGGCGAAAAAGAAGAAAACTAATTCACAGAGCGCAAAACACGTTGGCAAGAAAATGAAAACGCGTTTGGGTAATGTTGATCTTGACGAACTGGCGATAGACCGCCGCAGAGCGCGACAAACAATGCGTCGAACAGCGCAAGTGCGTTGGGCAAAATTTATCAGCAATGTGCAACTGCATCGACGCGAGGCCGAGCGTTTGGTGCGCGACGGCCAAGCGCCAAGCGCTGCTCATCAGTTTTGGTACGCAAACGATACCATGATTACCGTTTTTCTGCATCTAGCGTGGAATACATTTGCTGGGAAAAGCCTTACCAGAAGCCAGCTACAAGACGATCTTGCCGTTTCTCAACCGTTCGTGGCAAAGCTGGTCAAAACTGGTTTGGCGGGGAACTTCTTAGATGAGGACTTGATGCTGACCGAGGCGAGCTTAACGCTTTACTTTGATCGAATCGACGCACTCCTTGACATGCAAGAACTGCGAGACTTGGCTGACGTGATTCACATCTTGAACACAGCGGAAAGCAAACCGGAGCGCCTCGACTAGATTGTAATAAAATTACAAAAACAGCCAAATGCGTTTGGGTCAAAGCTCAAATGCGTTTGGCTTTTTTTTGTTTTTTAGATTTGCCATGCTACTCGTCAACAACAAGGACACAGTTATGGCATTCAGACTTATAAATCGGGCAGACGGTTCGTGCGACGTGATCTTCCACGCCACCGACAGCGCCGTAATTGACGGCACCTTAGCTTTCAACTGCCCGGATAGAGACCGCGCTTTGGTCGCGGCAGATGAGCTAGAGTATGTTTTCGGACACTGCGTTCCGGGCTACCGCTCAGACGGTGCGCGAACAATTAGAGATCAGACTTTCGCAGAAACAGCGCAGTAATTTTTTGACCGATAGAGCGATGGCGTTTCGAGCAATGCGCGAGCAAATTCCAAACGACATGCTCTGGCTCGCGCAGCAAACGCGCAACTTCAGCGGTGCTTTTCCGTTCAGCGTAATACAGTCTGCACGCCGTCTCGCACAGTGCGGTCTGCGCTGGCGTTAGCGCCACCGGCCATAACCCGCCTTGCGAGTTGCCTCTGCGATGTGCAGCCCCAGATAATGAGCGTTGCGCATCGGCGGATGTTTTTCAGGTTTCGCCACAACCCATCGGCTCCAAAAACTACGAAGCATCGCTTGAACACTCATAACCGAGCGCCAAATATCCGAGCGCATCAACAAAACTGTCCCTGTGCGAAGCGTGGCACAGCCGGGCGATCTTCAACCAAGCCATCATCAGGCAGACTTGCTCTGGCGTAATGTCTACGCCCGCAATCGTTGACCAACCGGCAGCAGTGCGTCGCAAGTTTTCCTTGCCGCCATAGCTTTCGTTCCGGTCTTTGCTGATAAGCTGCGCGGCCTCTGCCAGAACTTCCTCGCGTTCCATTTGGTCAGTCATCATCGTCACCAAACTTTCTAAGATCGTCCCATCGCACCCATGTTCGGCGTACGCCATTATCAAGCGCACGCAAATGTCCAGTGCGGATCATTTTTCTGATCGTCCGCATGTTGGCATCAGTGGGTTCGCCGAACAGATATTGTGCAGCTTCTGTAAGATTGGCATATACGCTCATAGTGCACCGCCAGCGCAAAAGCCGCCGACAAAGCACGCGGCGTGTAGAAGCAGCAGCAGAAACGCAGCAAGTAGCAGTCCGGTGATCCAACTATTCAGCATTGCACACCCCCTCGATCTCATCGCGCACAGTTGCGAGAGAGTGTCCGAGCGCCGCAACCTCAATACAGTCAGCGGTGATTGTGTTGTCTGTTTTCAGAAACGTAATACGGTCGGCAAGCCATTGCTCAACGACGCGCAAATTTTCGATTGATGAATGAGTTACCATCTGCGTCTCCCTTCTTTGGGCGACGCATAATAGTTAACTGTCAGTTGTGTGCAAGCAAAAAAGTTACCTGTGGATTAAGACGCTTTTCCGTGCTTGACGGTAGCGTTTATCGTAACTGATAAAGTCTGCCCCTCGGTGACATCAAAGTTGATGACCTGTCGCGGCATGTCTGTGGCAGTGTCGATTCCGCGCAAAAGCTGGTCGAGGCTGATGCCATAGGCTTCAGCTAAAGCGACGCACACATGCGCTTGCGGCGACACCTCATCGCGCTCATAACGCAGATAAGTCGCCTCTTTCAGACCAATTTTGTCGGCTACCTGGGCCGCCGTCATGTCTGACGCCTTACGCGCTGCCCGCATTGCATTGCCGATGGTCATGTGTGGTTCCCCGCTAAAAAAACTATTCCCGACCTGTAGTGACACACTGCCACCTGACGTAACCGCCAGTCAACTACATGCTTGCCATTCATTTTTTGATTGCGTAATCGCAAATTATGAAACTTAACCAGTGGTTGCGTGACCAAGATTACACGCAGACAGAATTTGCCGCCATGATCGGCGTCTCCCCAGCGTTTATTTCCTTCATGTGCGCAGGCGTGAAGCGACCGGGCATCGACACACTCGCGCGGATTGAACGCGCCACAGATGGCGCGGTCACGGTTGCGGATTTTGCTCGGTGAGCGCCCGCAACAAGCAACGCGGCTATGAGCTTGAAAAAGAGACTGTCGATTTCTGGCAGTCCCACGGCTTTGACTGCGCCCGCGTGTTTGGCTCGGGCGCTTACAAGGGCCAGCTTGGCGATGACTACGCTTCCGACCTTCGCCTCGAAGGCATGTCGGTCGAGGCCAAGCGCCGCAAAAGCGGCTTCAAGTTGCTGATGGATGCGCTGGCGCAGGACGACGCCGACCTTCTTGTTGTCCGCCAGGATCGTGCTCCGCGCCTTTATGTGCTGCGCGAAGAGACGCTGCTGACTCTCATGCGTGAGGCGAAGCAATGACGCGCCGTGCGAACGACTTTTACCCAACGCCGCACACCATCATCGAGCGTTTGCTTGATGATCTCGGCTGGCAGGGCAAGGTTTGGGAACCGTGTGCTGGGGATGGCCGCCTCGTGAAGGCGCTGCGTGATCGCAACTATGAGGTCGTTGCTGGTGACATCCAGAGCGGCACAGATTTTTTCACATGCGATCAAGCGGCGGCGGCAACACTGATAACCAACCCGCCTTTCAGGACGATCCGCCAGTTTATCGACCACGCCTTTGCGTTGGGTGTACAGCGCATGGCGTTGGTTTGCAACGAGCGACTTTGGGCTTGCCGGAAAGGTAGCGAGCAGATGCGCCGCCACCGCCCGTCACGCTTCGTGAACATGGATTGGCGGGAAGATTACCTGGGCAAAGGCGGCGCACCAGACCGCGCGTTGGCTGTATCGATCTGGGACAGGCCGCACAGCGCGGTGACGTTCTACGAAGTGTGGAGCCGCCCGTGATCTGCCCTGACTGCAACCAACTTCGGCACCCCGGCAAGCCGTGTGACGAACTTGACACTTGTCATGTATGCGACGGCGCAGGCTCCGTTGTAATCGAATACGAGGTCGGCGGCTACACACCAGATCGCTGGATGGAGATTCGCACCAGATTGGTCGAGTGCGAACACTGCGGCGGCTGGGGCGAGGTCGCTGATGGATAGGTTTGACGAGCCCTGGTCTGCCCCGGAAGTCCTGCTGCTGACAAAGCTGTGGGCTGACGGCGCAAGCGCATCGCAGATCGCTGCCGAAATGAAAAACACCACCGGCACGCGCCGGTCGCGCAACGCCGTAATCGGCAAAGCGCACCGCCTCGCACTGCCGCCTCGCAAGCAGCCAATCGCTCCCGTGCGCCGCAAGCGCAGCGGGAAGGACTATCGGCGGCTGCTGACGCATCCGAATGAAGATTGGTTGACGCGGAAAGAATGAAAAGGAGAAGCAGATGAGTAGTCTGAAGGACATCATAAGCGGGCAGAGTTTCAGTCCGCCGATTGTTTTGCTGTATGGACCGCCAGGCGTCGGCAAGACGACCTTTGCCGGGAATGCACCTGCGCCGATTTTCATCCAGACAGAGGATGGGGCCAACGTTGTTGGCGCTGACCGCTTCCCGCTGGCGGAAAGCTATGACGCCATCGAGGCGCAGCTTGGCACGCTCGTCAAGGAAGACCACGAGTTCAAGACGCTGGTGGTTGATAGCCTCGATTGGTTGGAAAGCCTTGTCTGGGCAAAGGTCTGCGAAGTGCAGGGTCTCAAGAGCATTGAAGACGCTGGCTATGGAAAGGGCTATGTGTTCGCGCTCGACTTCTGGCGGCGGTTTCTGAACGGCGTCGCCGCCCTGCGTAAGCAGCGCGGCATGGCGGTCGTGATGATCGCGCACTCGCATATTCGCAAGTTCGATGACCCGTCAGGCGAACCCTACGAC